TGCCACCTGCCATACCTTTACTTCTTTTCTTTTTCATAGCTGGTTCAGTCATGCCACCGCCAAACATTCTTTGAACATAGTCTCTATATTGTTCAACTTTAGCTTCTTTACCAACCTCTGTTTTCATGCCACCAGCAGCCATGTATTTTGAATTTTTACCGCCACCTGCCATGTATTTAGTTTTTTTATTCATGCCACCGCCAGCCATGTATTTAGTTTTTTTACCTGCCATTTTGTCTCCTTTAAAAATTAGATGAATATAATACTCTTTTTTATCAGAGTATTATAAATATAGATGATACTACTTTTTCTTAGTAGTAGTTTTTTTTGCTGTAGTTTTTTTCTTCGCTGGTGCTTTCTTTTTAGGTTTTTTACCACCTACATAAGCTTCATTAATGTCTGGAGTAGAAGGATCATCAGCAACTAGTTGCCCTTTATCATTCCTTGCTCTTTCTCCATTCATCTCAGCACATTTACGTTCTGCATCTTCTAAATCAGGATCAGGACCAAATACAGGTCTGTAGATTCCATCTTCATCTAGATGTAAAACTTTATACTGTGCGGGAAACTCACCAGTTTCAGAAATTACATAATCTTTAGTTTTAGCCATAATAAGCTCCTATTAATCAGAATACACTTTAACCATTTCTAATGTAATGGAATAAGTGTCTCCTGAAGAGTGACCTTTTGTGGTAAATAAAATGTCACCATTTTTACCACTACCTGCATTATTAGGAAGTCCACCAAAATCTGTAAAATCCATATGCCCATTACTACTTTCTGCTAGTTCCATAAGTAGAACATTAGAAGTAGCATTTAGAAACAATTGGACAGACATACCAACAATGGCATGACTTATTCGCAATACTCTAACTTCAGAGCAAGCAGTACCTGCTGAGTTAGAAGATAAAGCAGATACATCTACTTTAGCTACTGCGGATTCGCCTGTGCCATCGCTGACATTGGTAAATTTCATAATACAGTTTCTTTCACCATCTATAATGGTTTGTGAAGTTACTGCATCTGCCATAATTTACTCCCTACGCTATTTGAACGTATTCAATAATAAATGTGAAAGAACCTGCTGTTGTAGCATCTACTGTATTAGTAATGTTACAGTAAATAGTTCTTGCAGTATCCGTATATTGAACAGAAGCTGGTGCTGTAGTACCGCTTTGAGTTTGTAAAACTAAAGTTGTAGTAGTTACATTATGCTCAACAACAGTTGTACCACCATCAAGTATTTCATCAGTTACTGCTGCAACAATTTGTGCACCTGAACTTGAAGTTCCAACTTCATAACCTATATCACCTGTTCCAATAACTGGAGAAGTATCACAAAATATTTTTATATCAGTAATAATTGTGTTTGCAGGTTGTGTAAATTCACCTATAGAAGGAGAATCTCCTGCTGTAGTGTTTACTGTGACACCAGTTGCAAAACCAACGTGCTTTTGATATTTGTTAGTAACAATCCCAGTTGAAGCTATAGAAGCTACATCTGTGACTGCTCCTGTAGTTGAATTTTTTGAAATGACCTTAAAACCACCTTCGGCTCTTACTGGTCCATTAAAAGTTGTGTTAGCCATATTTCCTCCTAAAAGAAAAAATCTATCATCTTGGCAAATGTCTGCTAGGTCAGTTGATAGAAAAGTTTAAAAATACCTAGATAAAAAAAAGGGAGACCCACAATGAGCCTCCCTCTTAGAGTTCTTACGAACTACCTGGTGATCCAAAGATACCTAGTGGATCAGATACTCCAAAGGAATATCTTTCTCTAGCTTTGTATCTAACATTACCAGTATCAAAGTCACCATCCATAGATGTAGTCATTGGACTTCTGACGAAATGCTTCATGCCATCAGGAACATCAGTAGTGATGAAGAAAGCATTAGTATCAGTTAGATAGTGATTAACTGAGTAACCTTCTGGAATCACTCCATTAGTTTTGATTGCATTGATGTCATTGTCAGCAGTACCGACTCTGTAGTCACTTTGCAATAGTCTAGTAGCAACAAACTGAAGATCAGATGGTACTATTAGTTTTCTTGGTCTAGCTGCAATTTTAAGACCTCTTTCATCAGTATATTTACCGATTTGAATAATTGCATCCTCGAGAGATGTTTCATTCAAGTCAGCACCTGAAGAAGGTCTGTTGCTGTTAGTTCCACCACTTACAAGTGGGTGAGCTGTGCTAAATAAAGCGACACCATCACCTGAAGAGAAAGTTGTAGAGAATCCATTATTTAATGGAAACGCTGCTTTCACTTGTTTTGTGTAAGCCATTGCACGAGCTAAAGCTTTAGTATATCTACCAGATAGAGAAACATAGAGGTTATCCTCCATTGCTTCTTCTGTGATTGAATATCCCATAGCAATTGTCTCGTGGGTATAACGGGCTACGAAAGACTCTTGTGCAGTATCGTAATTGATAGCTGAACCTTCATCTTTAACTGGAGCAGCTCCGAAACCTGATAACTTGAGTTCTTCCTCAAACGATCTTTCAGAATTCTCAGTTACATAAATTTCTTCATGCTCATTTTCGTAGTTGTTGTACTCTTCTCCAAACAGGGCATTAAGACCTGGAAGAAGTTGTTTTAGCTCATTAGCTCTTGATATAGCTGCCATAATTTTACTCCTTAGCCTATGCCTGTTGTGTTGAGCAATTGATGCCCTACGTTAAACATAACAAGTACATCAGTAAAACTATCGCCAATAGCACTATCTGGTCCGTCAACAAAGTCAACGAGTTTTAAAGGTAGTGTATTGGTAGTAGCTGCTGTACTTCCGTCTACTGCATTTTTGCTTGTACCGATTGCTGTACTTCCAGCAGTTTGAACAACCGCAAAGTTTTTACCAAGATCATCTTGAGTAAGAGCTTCGTCTGATTGCATCTGCATAAGTATGAAAGGGTCTGTAGCAACATACGCAACAATATCATCCGCAGCAGTTGAAGCTGGGAAATATTGATTTGGTGTGAATTGACCAGTTGTAGGGTCTGTGTAAGCACAACCAAGAAAAACACCAATAGGTGTGCAAGCCGTAGTACCAGTATCCTTTTGGATAGTAGTATTAGGGTTATCATCAGCCCACTTTACAAAATCTCCATAAAATATGGATGTGCCAAAAGCATTTTTAATTTTGTAGTGAGTTACTTTTCCTTGATAAGGGCTTCCAACAATTGTTCCAACAGGTCTAGCTCCGTGAGGAGTTGCACTTGAAGCCATAATTGTCTCCTTATATTAAATTAATTATTAAAGACTCCTAAGAATCTTTGCCAAAAGTTGTTTTTGAATTACGCTCAAACACTTGTTTGGTCGCCATTCTTCCATCCTGATCTTTAAAGTACACATTATCAACAGACTCAAGTTGAGACTTCGCCAAATTAGCAAAGTGTTCATCTCTAGCTTTCGCTTTTTCTGCTGGCATCTTGCACAATAATTGTCCACCTATTTCTACATTACCTTTCTTTGCCCACTCTGAGCCATGATCCATCATATGAATTTGAAGTTCAGGATGATCTTGTAATTCACATGGTATCCATCCCTCACGAAAGCGTCTTGATACATTAGGATTATCAGACTGACCTAAAAGGGCAGTTCTAATATACCTAAATACCCAGCCTTCTTGTGGTGCGGGTGTAGGTAGGTTTGACACATTTTCCCAATCTTGTGTGTGTTGGGTAGCCTCTCGGCTATCTGTTCCCCTAGGGGTACGCTCTTGGTCTACAGGAGTATCAGTTGAAACTGCCTCCACTTCATTAGTGTTATTGTTTTCTTCTGACATTTAAGCCTCCTTCAATAATTGATTTGCGTATTGCTCAGGACTAATTCCAAGTTGGCGAGCTAGCTTAACTTGTGTCTGAGTAAGACGTATTTGCGTGGGTTTTTTGTTTCCGCTATCCCTCGTTGCGGATGCAACAACTGTTGATGGTTGTCGTTTTGGTGCTTCTTCTTCTTGAGATACTTCTACCTCTGGAGTTGCAGTTACACCGAAAAAGGTTGGAAATTGTTGACGCATAGCGTTATCAACTTCATTGTAATATTCTTCTGACTTACTAGCTGGATCAATTCCTTTAGCTTGTAAACTCTGATCTACATACATAGCATAAGAAGTCATTTCTTTATGAACAGGTTCGCTACCCATAAACCAAGGATTCTTTTGTGCCCATGCTTGCATATCAGGATCAGGTTGTGCAGCTTGTACTTCTGGCTGCGGTAAATTCTGTGCAATCTGTTGCTGAAGGTTGGCTGCCATACTAGTTGATTGTTGTTCAGCTAATGTAGCTTTTGACAATAACTCTTGAGCCTTTGTCATTTCTTCAGCATTGCCTTCTTCGTAAGCTTTCTTAAATGCTTCTTGTGCATTCTGTTTAGCCCACAAAGCGTTGTTATGTGCTTGTTTATTTAAAACTTCTCCACCTTGATCTACCATAGCTTGTAGCCTTTGGTTTTCTGACATCAAAGTTTGTAAGCGTTTTATTGCTTCTTGTGATTCTCTAGTAGCTGCTTCTTTAGCTCTACGTTCTTCGTGATACTCGTATTTAATTTTTGCTATTCTTTCACCAGCTCTTTTGCTGTAATCAGCAATTTCTTTATCTACAGTTTCATCATCAACATCTGGTGATGTATCTTCTGCTTTAGCAGGTCTGCGATCTTCTGCGGGAGTATCGTCAACGACCTCTACTTCTAAGCCTTCAGGTACTTGACTGTCTATTTCTGTTTGTTTACCAAAAAATTTTTCCTCTGTTGTTTGAGGAACTGTTTCTGGAATGTTTGGTTCTTCGTTTATTATTTCGGTTTCACTCATGCTCTAACTACTCCTGTAGGATCATCAACGACTGCTTCCACAGTATCGTCATTAATTAAGCGAAACTCTTGTCCATACATTTTCATGCGAGTGCCTGAGTAACCACGAAACACCACCCAGTCGCCAACTTTACACCAAGGTCCACTCGGAAATCTTTTAGTGTCGTTGTAGCATTCTGGTCCTAACTTCATAACGTATCCGCAAATATTACTTACTTCTTCGTCTTTTATAGTTTGGGAGGCTTTAACAATACCACCATCAGTTTTTTCTTCTGCTCTAGGCATAGCTACTAATATTCTCCAACCTGCGGGTTCTGGTAGTTGAGACTTAGTATCTGCACTTATATCAGGAGCTTTTACACTTTCTGGTTCAGGTACTTTTACTTCTGCTTTACTCATATGTTGCACGACTTAAAGGAGTCGAGTTCCTATTGTTTAAGAACTCTTTCGACATAATCTAGGAGTTCTCGTTCTGCAAGGGCTAAACCCTCGATAATGCCAGTCATTTTCTGATACTCGTTATAATCTTTACAAGAACCAGAAGCTATATGATCAGCGTGTTCATTCATAATCTCACGCAGCTTTATCTTCAGATGTTCTGAGAGTGATAGCTGAGTGATATCATTATTCATTCTTAGTGATATCTTTCACTATATCTTTTGCCATGTCAAGACCAAGTTTATATTCTTCTAAAGCTTGTTTTTTATTATCTTGAGCATTTTCTAGCAAATCGCTAGCAGTTTGCTGTCCTATTCTAGCTCCAGCAATCTCTGCTTGTGTGGATATTCTTTCACGTTCTATTTCATCTCTATTGGCTGCTTTTGCTGCTTCTAGTTGAATCTTAGCTTGACCCTCTTGTGCTTTACGTTGTAACTCACCCTCTTTAATAGCAACTTCTCTTTCTTTCATTTGAATGAGTGGGTCTTGCTGTTGTTGTTCTATTCTTTCTTGTTCAGCTCTTTGTTGAGATGTTCCAAGAACTCTTTGTGCTGCTTCAGCTACAAGGGCTGATATACGCTTCTCTACATCTGCTGGTAAAGGCTCACCTTCTGGTGGAAGCTCAACACCCATTTCTTGTTCAACTTGTTTTCTAAATTGCATAGTAAGATGTTGATTAACATAATCAGATGCTGCTGCAAGTATCATAGGTGCTTTAGGACTTTGTTGCACAACTTCCATAATCTCAGGATTTTGTTGTGCAGAAGCTACAGTCGCTATATGTGCTTCGTGATCTTGTTCTATAAATGCTTTAA